GGCATGCTTTGGCTTTGGATGGATAGTCGGGCATGCTGCAGGGTACGAGAAGGGCATAAATGAGTGGCCACGACGATGATTGAACAATGGCAACCATGGTGGGACGTATTGTTATTGGTTTGGACGTGTGTTATACTCACGCCCTTGTTTATTTACATTGACAGAAAGGAAAAAGACAATGATAGTTGAAATGTTAAACGACAGGGTATCCATTGAGGCCCTTGGGTTGATCCCTCATTTCTTTGAGAGGTCGTTATACATCGAAGGGCAGTCCATACAGTCCGTAGCGGACAAAATGGATTCCTTGTACCATTACGGTGGTTTTGTTTATCATTTAGACGGCACCATTGACGATAAGGGCGTGTACACTTCTGCTCACGACGATGAAGACGTACTGGACCCGATTGCCAAGATTACAAAACTTGGGTTTACTCTTTGGGTTTACCCTTATGCAATCGTCGGGCTTACTGACACCAAAGGAAACCAAAAGATAGCGAGGTTTGATTAATGGAAACTAAAGTCTTGTTTTTGCTGTGGAGTTTTTGTATACTTGGGACAATTTGGATGTTAATTAAGGGAGGTGATAGCGATGCCTAGGGAATCTTGGGAAATTGCTCATGATGAGTATTACGATGATCTAGAGGCCGAAGATTACGTCGGCTTAGATGATATCTCAGCTTGGAAAGAGGAAGAACAGAAGATTATCGACGAATTATGCAAACGTTTGGAGAAAGCTTACAATGACGTACTATAAAGTATCAAACAAAACACCACCACCACAACCTACCAGAGCAAAATGGAAGGGTAAACTGACGTCAATGGCTGTAGGTGACTGGTTTATAGCACCTAAAGAAGACCATGGGAGGTTAGTGGCTGCTGGTAATACCTACCTTAGGGGTGAACATTCGCTGTACAAAATAAATGAAAATGATTATTGTTTTATAAGGAAGGCCAAAAGTGACTGAAATTGCGAATTACTTTGCACTGTTTGTCTCTGTGGTTGTGTCCATTTGGTTTGTACTAGCGATAATTGATGCGTTGCTATGGCCTTTTGGCACACAACTGCAAGATAGGGAACGTAAGGAACTACTAAGGAATCGAAAGAATGACGATAGATGAATACGCAATGGAATATGGTGGGCTAGACGACAACTCAGGTCCTGCTGAAGACCCAGAGACACACGCCATGGTTGAACATTTGGTAGAGTTTGATACCGAAATGTACCGACTACAAAGCCGAAGAAAGTACACTGGCTTGTCTTACGGACACCTAGAGCGTTTGATGATTGAACTACATGGGGAGCACTGGCGGGATGCGTTGTAAAGCTTGCAATAAAATACTAGAGGACTCTGAACTAACCAAAAAAGGACCAAACAATGACTTTCTTGATATGTGTAATTATTGTCTTTATGCTGCTGGGGCTGTCGAGGTAGATTCAGACAATATTGTGGAATATTACCAAAATGAGGTATTTACAAACGATGACGATTATGATACCCTCTTCTAAGGTATACTTAGGACATACTGAAGAAGTTAACCAAAGACGACACTACATAAGTAACCATAGGAGTACTTAAGTTTATGGCGATTGACGAAAAGAGCATTTATTTGGTCGACGGCGGTGATTATCAAATCTACTGCTTAGGGTACACTCAGGCCCGTACAGTGACCAATGACATCATGAAGCGTGACCCTTGGGGTGGTATACCCTTTGTCTACGAACAGGACCAGCTTGAGGTGTCCTTTGACGACAAGGGCAACGTGGTTATGCCTAGAGTGACACTAGACAGGATTTTGTTTATTGCTAGTGACGAACTACCGCAAGCGGAGGGTGAACAGTGAACACATATTGTATTACGACTATCGAAACAATAGAACATGTCTATCGTATACCCGCAGAAACAGAGGACGAAGCGTTGGCACTACTAAAGACAGAAATTCATGATTCAGAGTACAACTTCATAGATGAAGAGTTCCGAAGCATTGAACTAGAGGAGGGTGAGTGAAACAACCGGACAACGACCACGTAAAGCACTTTGGCAACGACGGGTCTATAGGCAATGACGCTGAAATCATTGTGTACTATGAGCAACACGGGCCGGCAGAGCCAGTCCTACGTATACCCTTTTGGTTCTGTAAGGACGAATTAGGGCTGTTTGAAAACTTTGAAGCGTCAGTACGCAGGACAGCCAAAGCACTTGCAGAGTCCTACACGTACTGGCCCGATGGGTACGTCCATGTGCAGACCATTATTAATCAGGAGTACGTAAATATAGTTTGATTCTAAAGCCAGAGTAGTGTATACTATTAGTATGATTAGCAATAATGCAATCATGAAACGTTAAACGGAGATTATTCCAATGGCAGTAGTAGAAGGTATTGTAAACTTCAGCAACATCACTCAACACGACGTGTTCAACGGTCAGGACACTGGGCAGTACTCTATGACTGTTACACTCGACGAGGACGACGCTTCAACGTTGGCCGCAAGTGGTGTTAAAATTAAGGACTACCAAGGCGCTAAACAGCGTAAGTTCAAGTCCAAGTACAACATTCGCACCATTGATGCGGAAGGTAACCCTTACAATGGGGAAGTGCCTTACAACTCACGGGTACGTTTGAAGTACAAACTAGGTGACGCACACCCAGTCCATGGTGTGTCAACGTACCTTGAGGCAATCAAGGTGCTAGAGGAAGCCGAAGTCGCTGCTTTTGACGACGACTTTTAATGGCTAAGTTCCTACGTCACGAGGGGTGTCCGGAGTGTAATTCTTCGGACGCCCTTGCTATTTACGACGACGGTGGGCAACACTGCTTTGCCGTCAATTGTGACTACCATGTCCATGGAGGAACTGTGGAGCAACAACCGCTTCCAAAAGCTAAACCATTACAGATGTTTGGTGTAGTGAGTAATATACCCCAACGACGCCTGTCCAAAGAGACATGTGCTCGCTACGGGGTCACTGTGGAGTTTTCGTCCACAGGGGAAATAGAAAAGCATTACTACCCGTACTACGAGGTTGACTCCAAGGACGTCATTGGAGCCAAGGTGCGCCACGTCAAGACCAAGAACTTCCACGCCACTGGAGACATGTCCAAGGCTGGTTTCTTTGGTCAACAACAGTGCAACTCAACCAAGTACCTTACGATTACCGAAGGTGAGCTTGACGCTTTAGCAGTCTACGAAATGCTAGGTAGAACAGCTTACGACGTCGTGTCCTTACGCAACGGTGCGTCCAACGCAGCTAAGGAAATGAAGGAGCAGCTTGAGTGGCTCGAAAGGTACGACAATGTCGTCCTTTGCTTTGACAACGACAAGGCTGGTGAAGCAGCACTTGAACAAGTCAAGGACCTCTTTAGTCCAAACAAGCTAAAAATCTGTAAGCTGCCTGTGAAGGACGCTTCGGACATGCTGATGGCTAACAACGTTAAGGACTTTACGAAACTCTGGTGGAATGCCAAGGTGTACCAACCTGACGGTATTGTCGCAGGTACGGACACTTGGGGCACTCTGGTAGAGAAACGTAAGGTGAAGTCGACGCCGTACCCTTGGGAGGGCCTCAATCATTTAACTAGGGGGCATAGACCCTATGAACTCGTCACGATTACTAGCGGTAGTGGCATGGGAAAGTCCCAATTTATCAGAGAAATTGAGTACGATTTGTTACGCCGATGCGAAGGCAATATTGGAGTCTTGGCGCTTGAGGAGGATCTGGCCCGAACAACGCTTGGTATCATGTCGGTGGCGGCAAATAGACCCCTACACTTGGAAGAGGACACGCCAGTGGACGAGCTTCGACCGTTTTGGGAGGCCACACTGGGAACAGGACGTTACTACTTATTTGACCATTGGGGGTCGACTTCAGCAGATAACCTCCTCTCCCGTGTTCGCTACATGGCAAAGGCCCTCGACTGTCGGTACGTCATACTGGACCACCTGTCAATCGTCGTGTCTTCCCAAGAGTCCGGAGACGAGCGAAAAGCCATTGACGAAATAATGACCAAGCTGCGTACCCTTGTGGCAGAAACAGGCATCACACTGTTCCTCGTGTCACACTTGCGTAGGTCCCAAGGCAAGGCACACGAGGACGGTGCTCAGATATCCTTGGGTGAACTGCGGGGTTCACAGGCAATTGCACAACTGTCGGACATTGTCATTGGCATGGAACGTGACCAACAGAACGCTAACGAAGACATTAGGAACACAACAACAGTACGTGTCCTGAAGAATCGTTACACGGGTGAAACAGGACCTGCTTGTTGGTTAGCCTATGACAGAAACACAGGTAGGTTGTCGGAGGTGGCTTGTCCAGACATAGGTGACGACTTTTGATGTATACCTACGCAGTAATTGAGTACGACGTGTTTTCGGGAGATTTGGGTGCAAATGTCGTGTTTGAAGGTAGTAAAGAAGAATGTAACGACTATGTTTTTTGTTTTGATCCACTTTACCAGAAAATACGATTAGACATCATAGTGTTGGAGACACAGAATTGATCTACCTTGACTTGGAAGCCGATGGTCTTAACCCAACACGCATCTGGTGCGTCGTAACACGGGAGAACGGAGTAAACACCGTACATAAGACTCCAGACACCCTCTGTAAGGCTCTAGAAGGCTCTGTGAGCGTTTGTGGACACAACCTGATAGGTTACGACCTCCCAGTGCTAGAACGCCTCTGGGGGCTTTCTGTGGCCTCTGAGAGGGTGGTAGACACACTGGTGTTGTCACGGCTGCATGACCCAAGTCGTGCTGGTGGACACTCCTTGAAGGCTTGGGGTGAGATGTTAGGTTTCCCGAAAGGGGACCACGACGACTGGTCCTGTTTGTCGACGGCGATGATTGACTACTGCATACGTGACGTGGAAGTGACTGAAGCAGTACATAAGCAGCTTGTGACACACATGGCCGACTTCTCCCAAGAGTCCATTGAGTTGGAACACAAGGTCCAGTTTGCAGTACAACAACAGGAGCGCAATGGGTGGGTACTTGACCAAGACTTAGCTAGGGACCTTTGCGCAACATTTAAGGAACGCATGAATGACATACAGTCCGAACTACAGGAGATGTTTCCACCCGTTGTCGAAGAGAGGTATTCTGAAAAGACCAAGAAGCGCCTTAAAGATAAAGTTACGGTTTTCAACGTCGGTTCACGGCAACAAGTGGCAGAGAGACTTGAAACAAAAGGTGCAGTATGGACGGAACTCACGCCAAGCGGAAAGCCCGTTGTTGACGAAAAGACGCTTAAGCAGAACGACCATGTCCCTGAAGCGGCAAAAGTTCTGGAATATCTGTTGCTTCAGAAGCGGCACGCGCAAGTACTCTCGTGGCTGGAAGCTGTCAAGGAGGACGGTAGAGTACACGGAAGAGTCATTAGCAATGGTGCTGTTACTGGTCGCATGACACACCAGAGTCCTAACATGGCCCAAGTGCCTGCCAGTCATAGCCCCTATGGACATGAGTGTCGCTCTTGTTGGACTGTACCCGAAGGGAAGAAGTTAGTTGGGTTTGACGCTAGTGGCCTTGAGCTACGTATGCTGGCCCATTACATGAATGACGAGGAGTTTACAAATGTCCTACTTAGAGAAGATATTCATACCAGAAATCAATTGGCTGCGGGGCTTGAAACAAGACCTCAAGCAAAGACTTTCATCTACGCTTTCCTCTACGGAGCCGGGGATGCTAAAATCGGAACTATCGTCGGAGGAACTGCAAGAGACGGCAGAACTCTTAAGCAACGATTTCTTAGAAACACACCTGCTCTTGAAAGTTTACGAGAACGCATTACTAGAGCAGCTGGGCGTGGTTATCTTACAGGACTTGACGGACGAAGACTTAGAGTTAGATCAGAACATGCTGCACTGAACACGTTGTTGCAAGCAGCAGGGGCCATCGTAATGAAAAAGGCACTGGTGATCTTGGACGACTATGCAAAACAGTGGAAACTTGACTACAAATTTATAGGTAATATCCATGATGAAGTACAATCGGAGGTGGCTAAAGAACAAGCAGAGAAATTCGGTTGGCTTGCGGTCGAATGTCTCAAAGCGTCAGGCGTACACTTTAAACTCAGGTGTCCACTGGACGGAGAATACAAAGTTGGTACAACATGGGCGGAGACACACTGATGACAAGTAAAATGAATTACAAAAAAGGCGAAGGTAAGTATTACAAAGACAATCCAGAAGCTGTTTGGAAAAGAGACCAAACCAAAATGTTTGTTAACGGTAAGTACATACCTAAATCTCATCCTTTGCATAAACCCGGTCGATACAAGACCTTCGAGGACGCTGCCTTTAGTAGTCTTGAGAAGTACGAAAGTAGCACAGAAGGTCAAGTGTACGTCATAGTCAACCCTAACTTTTCTGAATGGGTGAAGGTTGGCATGGCTGTCGACGCAGCTGACAGACTCAACGGCTACCAAACCTCTTCCCCTTTTAGGGACTATGTGTTAAACTATAGTTGGGACGTTAATGATAGACGTGCTGCAGAGTCCGAAGCACACAGTGAACTACAGAAGCTGTACGAAAGACGCAGCGAGTGGTTTAAATGCACACCAGAGCAGGCCCAAGAGGTTGTCTCAGGTATAGTAGGGAAGTACCAATGAAAAACATATACACATTAGTAGACGACATTTACAAGCTGGTTAAGACCAAGAGAGTAGACAAAGACGTCGACATCGAAGAGTGCATTGAGCAGTTTGGAGAAAACGTCAAGGACCTCATGCGTAAAGAGTTTGGGGGCAACAGGTCCTTTGATGGCCGTAAGCTGCGCATGTCCAACATTGGTAAGCGTGACCGCTTCCTCTGGAACCACTACAACAACGTACCAAAGATGGACGACATGCAGCCACATACGCTTGTCAAGTTCCTGTACGGACATTTGATTGAAGAATTATTACTATTTCTTACGAGGGCATCAGGACATGAAGTTACCGCAGAACAAAAACAGTGTGAAATCAATGGCATTACGGGTTCTATGGACTGTAAAATTGATGGTGTTGTCACGGACGTTAAAAGTGTTTCGTCGTATGGGTTTAAGAAATTCAAAGACGGCACTCTGGCTTACGATGACCCGTTTGGATACGTCGCTCAAATTAAAGGATATGCAAAGGCGGAGGATCAAAAAAGCTTTGGATGGTTGGCGATGGACAAACAAAATGGACACCTAACCTACCTTATGTACGACGAGGAGGACACTCAAGCCCCTGTGCACGAGACCATAGCCTTTGACATCACAGACCGCATTGAGCATGTCCAAGAGATGGTGAAGCAGCCTGAGCCTCCTGAGAAGTGCTACGAGCCTAAACCAGACGGCAAGAGTGGTAACATGAAGTTGGACATAGGTTGTTCGTACTGTGCATATAAAAAAGCATGTTGGCCTGAACTACGTGCCTTTGCTTACTCTACAGGTCCAAGGTTTTTAACGGAGGTGGTCAATGAGCCGAAGGTCCAAGAAATCAGCATTTAGAAGCACGTTCGAAGAAGATGTCAGCAAGATACTAAAAGGTTTTGACTATGAACCCTTCACCGTCCCCTACACCATTGAGCGCAGTTATCGTCCTGACTTTGTTCATCATGCCTCTGGTGTTCTCGTGGAATGTAAAGGATACTTCAGAGACGGAGACACCAAGAAGTACACCAGCATCAGAGACAGTCTGCCAAGAGAACAGGAGCTTGTCTTCGTACTGATGCAGCCAAACAAGAAGATACGCAAGGGGGCCAAAATGACCATGTCGGAATGGTGTGACAAGGAAGGAATTTTATGGTATAATATAGATACACTACAGGAGTTGATTGACTATGTCACTAACGCTAGAGGAAATTAAGGAACGCCTCTTGAAAACTTTTGACCCAGACGACCTATTGGAGGCCCTACAGATAACCTCAGAAGAGATGCTGGACAGGTTTGAGGATAAGTTGATTAACAGACTAGACGTGTTTGAAGAGGAGCTAGAGGATGAAGAAAATGAGTATTGATGATGCGACTCCGGAAGAGTGGGACACTGTTGCTGCACTGAACAATCTATCAATTAGGAAGCCTAAGAAGGTAGACCCAGTCGACCAGCCCGACCACTACAACAAAGGAGCAATCGAAGCCATCGAAGCAATTAAAGCGTCCATGCCTGACCAAGAGTTTAGGGGTTATCTAAAGGGTAACGCACTGAAGTACCTCTGGCGCTATGACTACAAAGGGAAACCAGTGGAGGACTTACGTAAGTGCCGCTGGTACATCGACAGGCTTATTAAAGAGATTAACAAGTAAAGGAAAATCAATGGACGCATATCAACAGTACATACACAAGTCACGGTACGCTCGTTACCTGCCAGAGGAACAGCGACGGGAGACTTGGGAAGAAACCATAGACAGGTACTTAAACTTCTGGATAGAGAAAGGTAAACTTACTCTGGAAGACGCTAACAGTATCTTTGCAGACATCCACGACATGAGCGTGATGCCGTCTATGCGAGCACTTATGACTGCAGGGGAAGCACTGGACCGTGACAATGTCGCTGGCTTCAACTGTAGTTATTTACCTATAGACCATCCTAAGGCGTTTGACGAAATGATGTACGTCCTGATGTGCGGTACAGGCGTAGGCTTCAGTGTCGAACGTCAGTACATCAGTAAGCTACCAGAAGTAGCGGAGGAATTTCATGACACCGATACCGTTATACACGTCGCCGATTCTAAAATTGGCTGGGCTAAAGCATACAGAGAACTTATTAGCTTGCTCTATTCGGGTCAGCTT